TTATTGAGTTAAAGGCAGAGGTTTGACAATGTTTTTAATTCACTGTAATTTAAATATGCACCCGCAAAATCGGGTGCTTGGATTGACCTCCAGTTATCAACATTCGGCTACAGCCGCATTAGCGGTTTTATTTTGCCTATAGTTTTCTGCACCCTGTAGAAAATGCCCGTTATGGCGGGTTAGGCGGGAGCACTTCGGTGCGCCAGTCCGAATGCTGGTAAGGTCAATCCTGTCTAATCTGCCACCCTAATTGCTTGACCTCAATTTTGGTGGTGAAAATTCCTCTCATTCGGAGTATTCACTATGAATGCAATTTCTAATTTTACTTTTCACAATGATTATAACGTTCGCATTATCGATATTAATGGCGAATTTTGGTTTGTCGCTACCGACGTTGCAAATGCTTTAGATTATCGTGATGCTGGTAACATGGTTCGTAATTTAGATGATGATGAAAGGGGTACTCACAATATGAGTACCCCCTCTGGAGACCAGAATTTATCTATCATCAATGAATCTGGACTCTATTCAGCAATACTTAAAAGCCGTAAGCCCGAAGCCAAGAAATTCAAGAAGTGGGTGACATCCGAGGTTCTCCCAGCCATCCGTAAGACAGGCAAATACGAAGCACCAAAACCAATCGAGAAACGCGACTATATTAACAATAGCGACATGCTAAATATTAAGCGTTTGATTTGGGCTTGTACGCATCATATCAGTCATGGCGAAGCATTTAAGTTTGGTATTTGGCACTCACTACGCAAAGTCACTGGTGTGCCAAGCCCCGCAAAATTTGAGGTTCAACATTTACCGATCTTAGCGCAAGAATTTCAGCGTATTCTTAATATTGTTGAGCCGTACTTTGAGGCAAGACGCGAATGTGAACTCGCCTTGATTAAACGTGTTATCCGTGAACGTGGAGACCACAAGGTGGTGCAGGCAATACTGGATGAGATGAAAGCATCCGCAACCGATTTCAATGAGACACTGCAAAAGCATTTGCCGATGGTGTTTGATCAGGACTGTTTGAATTTACTCAATCGCCGACCTAATGGTTATGATCATAGCGATTGCAGTGAGCGATTGATATAATTCACACTTGACTGTGTAACACACTTCGTTTAGATTTGTGATATGGTGGACGAAGTTATAGCGATTCACCGAGAAATTAAGCCTGCATTTATATGCGGGCTTTTTATTGTCTGTAAAAAGGCAATTATATCCTGCAAGTGTGCCAGCTTGCAGAACATGCCTTGAGTAAACGCCTAGATGTTGTAGGCATTCTGGCTAGGGCTTGGCAACCCGACCTTTAAAGAGAGTGAAAGCAAGTAAAGCAGACCGTGCATGTTAGGTTTGTGTGATTGTGAGTAGTGCGGGCCACAGCGTAGACCACTGTGGCAATCCAGATTTATTTTGCCGAACGGATTACGGCGCATGAAGCTCTGCCAACACACTAGTTATTGGCAGGGCTTTTTACTTTCTTGTTTGGAGGTCCTATGCATCAAAACATTGATATTGAAATACGGCAAACTGAACAAGAAATAAAACACCTGGGTAGTTGCACAACAAAAGGCCTTACAGATGAACAGATCGCTCAACAAGATGAGCGATTTTTTTTGGCCATTTCAAAATTAAAGTGGTTGAAAGGTCGCCGTGATATCCGAGTTTGACTATGAAAAATGAAATTGGTTTCGTGGTAAAGGCAAGGCCATATCCACCCGAACATATTTTTTTGATGGATACACCAGACTTTGTTCCTGCACCAGAATTATGGCAGTGGATAAAGTCTATCTTTCTTAATCCCGAACATAAGCTATTTAATCCTGATCATGTACATTTGGGAGCTTTCTACTATCCACAAATCGCCGTGATGTGGGCTAAAGGAGGATTTCAGAAACAAGGTCGGTTTGTAGTTGGTCAAACTGAAAAGATCATGATTAATGCAAGTGGATGGAAGAAAGAAAGGCAGGAAGAACAGTTTTATCAATGGTTCAATGATTTACCTGATTACTTGATCACGATTGATGCGACTTATGCCCAGCATGCAAACGATGTTGATTTCTGTGCATTGATTGAACATGAGCTTTATCACATCGCCCATAAGAAAGACGAATGGGGTATTCCATCCTATAACCGTGAAACGGGTAAGCCTAAGCTGACGATTCAAGGTCATGACGTAGAAGAGTTTACGGGCGTAGTTCGCCGTTATGGTGCTAATAAGGAAGTACAAGAAATGGTGAATGCTGCAAATCAACGGCCAACTGTGGCAAAGGCTGATATCTATCATGCTTGTGGGACTTGCTTTCTAAGAGTGGTTTAAATTTTTTTGCCATTCTACCTTGATGTACCTTGATGGAATGGTTGAAATGGCACGTATTACAAAAAAGGTGAAACTGTTCATCGTGAGGATGCTTGCTGAGTTTGAAACCCCGACAAGTACATCTAAAGCAGTTAAAGATATTTTTAATGTTGAAGTGAGCCCACAGCAGTGTGAGCTATATGATCCTACAAAAAGAATGGGTCAGGACTTAGGCCAAGAGCTTAGAGACAAATTCTTTGAATATCGCCGTATAGCTAATGAAGAGCTAGAAGCGATTCCAATTGCCAACAAGCGTTACCGTCTTCAGCTATTACAACAGCTTGTAGAGAAATACCCTGATAACCCTGTGTTGATTCCAAAATGGGCAGAACAAGCCGCAAAAGAGATGGGTGGGTTATTTACCAATCGTCAAGAGGTAACTGGTGCAAACGGCGGGCCTGTAGAAACAGTTAATTCAAATACAAATGTGAATAGCTATCTGGAGGCAAGGAAAATGGCTTTAGATGATTACTAAATCAGATTACAAGTTAGCAATCCAAATTGAAGCCCAAGAAGATCTCTATTTCTTCTCGCGCTACATGTTTAAAGAGCGTCGGAAATATAAATGGCTTCATAACTGGCATCATAGAGTTGTATGTGATGCTTTGATGAAAGTATTTCGTGGCGAAACCAAACGATTAATTATTAATATCCCGCCTCGCTACTCTAAAACAGAACTTGCTGTGATTAATTTTATGGCGTGGTGCTTTGGAAAAGTGCCTGATAGCGAATTCATCCACATTAGTTATTCGGCAACCCTAGCGGCTAACAATGCATTTCAAACACGTAATTTAGTGCAGGAAACGGCGTTTAAAAACGTATTCCCTGACTTTGTACTTCGAGATGATAGTAAAGCTAAGGATGACTGGCGCACCAAAGCAGGTGGTGTGTGTTATGCACAAGGTACAGGGGGTACAATTACAGGTTTTGGTGCAGGTAAGTTCCGAGACAGCTTTGGTGGGGCAATAATTATCGATGATCCACATAAAGCAAGTGAGGCGACTTCAAGCACAATCAGGAAGAATGTAATTGAGTGGTTCCAAAACACACTTGAATCTCGTACCAACTCTCCAGAAACCCCGATTATTGTCATTATGCAGAGATTACATGAAGAGGATCTGGCTGGTTGGCTATTAGATGGTGGTAATGGTGAGGAATGGGAGCATATCTGCTTATCAGCTATTCAGCCAGACGGCACAGCATTATGGCCAGAAAAGCACACTATTGAGCGTTTGCGTATCATGGAAGAAACATCGCCGTATGTTTTTTCAGGGCAGTATCTGCAACGACCATCACCGCCAGCAGGCGGTTTTTTTAAGCCTGATAAAATTGAGATTGTTGATGCTTTACCTACAGACATTGTTAAAGAATGCCGAGCATGGGATCTAGCAGCAACAGAGAATGAAGGTGATTACACAGCGGGGCCTAAACTGGCGAAAGCACCAGATAACACAATCTACATCACGGACATGGTGCGTGGTCGTTGGGGACCTGATGGTGTGGAAAATACTATTACCCAAACAGCGCAGATGGATGGCAAAGGCGTTTATATACGCTTGCCTCAAGACCCTGGTCAGGCAGGAAAGTCCCAAGCAAAAAACTTTGTCGCTAGGCTTTCTGGATTCAAGGTTAAAGCTGAGCCTGTATCGGGTGACAAGATTACCAGAGCGCAACCATTTGCAGCTCAAGTCAACGTTGGAAATGTGAAAATGCTTCGTGGCGAATGGAATAAGGCACTGATTGAAGAATTAAGAAACTTTCCAAATGCAAAACATGACGATCAGGTCGATGGTTGTAGTGATGCATTCAATGATCTAAACGAATCTCGTCAAGCTAAGAAACCTGCAACTGCAGGAAGTCGTACATTTTAATTAAGGTATCAAAATGGCAAAGTCAAAAAACAAGGACAAAGCGCCTAAAAAGGCTTTGTCTAAAGGATCTTTATATTCTCAAGAAGCTGTAAGTCAATTTTATAAATTGAGTAAGCAAATTGATTTAGATGAGACATTACGCAAAGCTGGTATTAAACGCCATCGATTAGCAATTCTTCTTGATGACGATGAAATCTCACAAGCAGTCGAAACGCGAGTAGATGCATTATTGGCAACGCCGTGTCGCTTTGAGCCAAGTGATACACCAGAAGCCATTTTATTAATGCAAGAAATTAAGGAATGGTTTGCAGAGATTGCTTCTGGTTCAATAAATGCTTTGTTGTTTGGCTATTCAGTTTTAGAAGCTGTATATGATCAGGCTGATGATGGGCAAATAGGCTTTCAATGGATTGGTGAAAAGCCAATGGAATGGTTTGAACCTAAAAATGATGGCCGTTTGATCTATCGACAGGATGGTTCGGGTAAAGAGACCGAAGTTGATCAAGTCTTTAAATTCTTCATGACACGGCGAAAAGCAACATATAAGCAGCCATACGGTAAAGCATTACTTACCGTTGTGTATTGGTTGGATTTCTTCCGTAAGAATGGATTTAAATTTTGGGCGAAGTTTTTAGAGCGTTTCGGCACACCTATTCTAAAAGGGAAATGTAAAAACTCTGAACCTGATGACATGAATCAAGCATTGTTAAGTGCTCATGCTCAAAGTGTCATTTCGATTGATGCAGAAGATGATGTTGAGATATTGGCGGTATCTTCAAATGGGAATGCTGGCACATCATTTGAAACCTTTAACAATACGATCATCCGTCAAATTCAGAAAGTGATTTTGGGTCAAACTCTTACAAGTGGAACTGATGGCACAGGGAGTCGTGCATTGGGTGAAGTCCATGACAATGTTCGCAAAGATAAATTGAATGCGGATATTCGATTGGTGACACCTACATTTCAGGCTATTGTTGATGCGCTTTGTGCCTTAAATGGTTGGGGCGAGCATGAAATTATCTTGGGTGAGAACTCTAAGCAGCTCAATAAAGATCAGGCTGAGCGTGACGTAAAGCTTAAAGATGCGGGTGCAGTATTTACCAATCAATATTTTATCCGTGAGTATGGATTGCAAGAAGGTGATTTGGCAGAGCCTTTACCAAGTCAGACACCACAACCGCAATTTAAAGCAATTCCAAGCAAGCCTTTTAGTTTTGCTGCAAGTGTTAAGGGCCTTACACAAGAGCAGCAAGAGCTTGATGAGCTGGCGGATCAAAACTTTAAGTTGTTATCAGATAACGACCTGAAAGATTTGATTCTGAATAGTGAAAGCATTGAAGAACTGCAAACAAGTCTATTTGCTATCGCTAAGACTGCTGACAAATCACAGTTTAATGAAGTGCTAGATCGAGCTTTGTTCGCTGCTGATATTTTGGGATATATGCATTCAAAAGAGGGGCGTTAAATGGACAATATGACGCTCTTACAAGCTATTGCATTTGCTCGTTCAAGAGGTGTTTTACTGCCTGCCGACTACTATGCACTTGATTTAAATACGCGCCAATATGCTTCTACTGTGAGCCATTTGGCGGGTCTTGATCAGATTCAATCTGTATTGGATTCAGCTTATAAGGTTTTGGAGAGTGGCGGTACTTTTAGAGACTTTCAAAAACTGGTTGAGGAGAATGGCATTGAGTTGTCAGAGGTGCATTTAGACAATGTGTTTCGCACCAATATTCAAAATGCTTATGCTCATGGCAGGTGGTTACATCAGCAACAGAATAAAGATAAACGCCCTTATCTTGAATATTTTGCAATCAACGACAAAAGAACTCGTCCAAGTCATTTAGAGTTAGATGGCGTTATTCGACACATTGACGATCCGTTTTGGCAGAAATGGTATCCGCCAAATGGGTATAGATGCCGATGCACGATTAATGCAATCACTGAAAAGCAAGCTATCCGAAAAGGAATAACATCCAATGAGGATTTGCCAAATGTTGAGCCTGATACGGGTTGGGCTTTTCAGCCGTCTAACTATGATAAGCAGCCAAACGAGATACTTAAATCGAAAGAAGCAAGTAAAACGATTACGCCTGATGCTAAAACAGAAGTCATTGATCTTCGAAAAAAAACGTTGGTTGATACCGAAGTTGACCAGATTATCAAGACAAGCATTTCAGATTTAACAGATGAGAAGCAAGTAATTATTGATGAAATGGTCGATAAAGCAGTTCGATTAGACCCGAATATCAGACCGAGTGACTTGCGTATCACTTTGGATTTAGCTGATGAAAAAGAAAACGCTTTGACGACAATTCTGAAACAGGCGGAACTTCAAAAAGATCAGGATGGAACAGCGGGCAAAAGCATTTGGGACAAAGTTGTAGGTGCATTTAATCGGCTGTTCACATTAGCAAAGAATACGGCAAGCAAGCTCACTGGTAATTCAATTCGCGGCATTGATGATTTGAGTTTAACTGTGGGAAGTGTAATTGGTATTCAAACGCCAACATTGTTCAAACAAGCGCAAAAGGTTGGCAAACAGATCGCCATTCTTGATGCAAAGGGTGTGGCGCTAGACTTGAGTAAGATTAGTGGCATGAATGGCGCACTATTGGCTCCTGATTTGAATTTAGAAGTCGTTAGCAACACAGATGAGCAACTCGTACTGAAACGAACTAAAGAGCAAGCTACACGCTATTTCATAGCGAATCAGACAGTATTTAGTCTTTACTAAACCTTTCAACAGATACAACGGCCTTTAAGGTCGTTTTTTTATGGGTGAAATATGCCAAAAAACGAAGAAAAGCAAAATCAATATTGCTTTCAACTTGGGCAGGTAAACGTAGATGCTCAGGAAGAAGGCAAGAAAAAACGGACGTTCTCAGGTGTTGCCTATAGCGGCGAAGTGATTACTGACCATTGGTACTGGAAGCAAGTCATTTTTGATCTTGATTCAATGCAGATCAAGGGCCGTATTCCCGCACTACTTGAGCATTCGTCTTATCAACGTGCAGGCGCAATTGAGAGCCATGCAATCAGCCATGAAACAGGTCTAACTGTTAGCGGAATCCTACTTAGTAATGAGTTTGGCGCACAGGTGGCAAGTGATTCAGATGACGGCTTTCCGTGGCAAATGTCAGTTCGCATTGAGCCGTCAAGCATTGACGAGATTCAAGCAGGCAACACCGTAACAGTGAATGGCAAGTTATTACATGGACCAATCACAGTTTTTCGTGGTGGTCGTATCAGAGAAGTTTCGTTTTGTGCCTTGGGTGCAGATGAAAACACCATGGCTGTGGCAGCAAGTCACAATCCAAACAATCCACAAGAGGACACCAACGTGACCGAATTAGAACAAGTAAAAGATGCCTTGAAACAGGCAGAAACAGAACGTGACACAGCACAAACTGAACTTAAACAGTTTAAAGCACAGAAGCGCAATGATGATATTGCAGCACTGGAAACTGAATTAAAAACTCAATTTAGTGCCGAAGATAAAGCAGCATATACGGCGATGGATGATGCAAGTTTTTCATTCACAGCTAAGCAATTGCGTCAGTTTTCAGGGAAAAACAGTCCTGCAAGTAATGGCTCAAGCAATTTATTTACCCATCAAGCGAAATCTGATGGAAATGAAAAACAAACCTTTGGTGCTGGTTCTCTCGTAGACCAAGCAAAACAACGCAAATAAGGGGAAGCAGAAATGGTTCAAACAGTTACAGACAGCCATGTAGCAGTAAGTGATGTAATTGCATGGGAATTAGAGGGCAATCATCGTCCAAGTCGTGAAAATGCAGTCATTACTGCTAGTCAAGACTTATCAAATGGCACAGTGATTTCTTACAACGCAAGCGGTCAAGTTCAAATCTTTGCTGGTGCGACTGATGAAGTTGCAGCAGGCATCTTTATTGGTGATGCAGTGACAACAGGCGCGGGTCAAACAGCAAAAGGTGTAGTTATTGCGCGTGATGCTCGATTTGTAGATGGCACATTGATTTATAAATCAGGCTTAAGCAACGCCAAAAAAACAGAAGCTTTAGCAAGCCTACAAGCTTTACACATTACACCAGTTCGTGCAGCTTAAAGGGGCTAAAACATGGAATTAGATCAATCAGTATTTAGTACAGAAGAATTATCTTTAGCTATTACAAATTTACCGACTCGAATCGGTAATCCATCGGACATCGAATTGTTCCGACAAATCCCTGGCACTACAAACAGCTTTGGTGCTGAGTTTATGACAGAGACTAATATTCTTGTCCCGACAACTGCTTGGGGTGGTGTAGCGCCTAAGAATAGTTCGGGCTCTCGTATTGCGAAGTCATGGACAATCCCACACATGCCGCTTGAAGATGTTGTTTTAGCGTCAGATGTAATGGGTGTGCGAGCATTTGGAAGTACAGCTGCTGAAACTGTGCAAGGTAAAGTACTAGACCGCTTACAAGCAATGAAAAACAAGATTGATACAACTCTTGCATTTCGTCGCTTGAAAGCTAAACAGGGAATTATTGTTGATGCTGATGGTTCAACAATTATCAATTACTTCACTGATTTTGGTGTAACACAAACTGAAATTGATTTTGACTTAGGCACAGCCACAACCAATGTAGCTGCTAAGTGTCAAGACGTAATTGATGCAATTGAAGATGGCTTGGGCCAAGAAATCTATACATCAATCGAAGTTGAAGTGGATCGTGCGTTTTATGACGCTTTAGTGGCTCATAAAAACGTCCGTGAAGTTTTCTTAGGCTGGTCTGCTGCTGAACAAAAGCTAGGTCGCTCAAATTCATCAGGATTTGAATTTGGTGGGCTTAAGTTTATCGTGAATCGCCAATCAGTCGGTGGAACTCCGATTTATGCAGAAAAAACAGGTTCAGCATACCCACGCGGTACTCAAGATGTATTTGTAACCGCATTAGCGCCTGCTGACTTCAATGAAACAGTGAATACCTCAGCATTGCCTTATTACGCTAAGCAGCGCACGAAAGACTTTGATCGCGGTTTTGATTTGCATGTTCAAGCAAACCAACTGCCAACTGTCTTGAAGCCGAAAGCATTGGTGAAGGTAAAATCTACTACATAACGGTGGCTGCCATGTACGCAACACGTGATGACATGGTGAAGCGTTACAGCCTGACAGAAGTATCACAGTTAGAGCGTTATTTGGCGGGGGGTGAGTCTGTTGAAGCTGCAATAGCAGATGCAGGCTCAATTATTGACGGTTGGATTGGTGCTAAGTATGCCGTTCCTCTTGAATACCCACCTGACAATATAAAAATCTTTGTCTGTGATATTGCCCGTTATTTACTCTGGAAAAGCAAAGCATCTGAAGAAGTCCGTAGACGTTATGACGATGCGATGAGCTATCTAAGGGGCGTTTCAAAAGGCACAAACGTTTTACTTGTTAAAAATCCAACAACTCAAGAAGTTAAGCCTGCTGCTAAATCACCTACCACTATGCCAATTGGGACTACATATCGTGGCGGTGTCTTTAGCGATGATGTTTTAAACAAGATGCCAAGCGTCAAGTGAGGTGGTCATGGCAGATAGACAGGGGTTTTACTTTCAGGGTCAAGAGAAGATTCAGGATTGGCTGCGTAAAGTAGAAGCGAAAGCAGGAGACCATAAAGCCCTCTATGACGAGTTGGGCGATATTCTACTTGAGGGTGTTCATGACCGCTTTAAGCGAGGTGTAGCACCAGATGGCAGACCTTGGCAAAAATCATGGCGGGCAATTGCTCAGAAGGGCCAAACATTAAGAGATACGGGGCGATTATTAAACTCAATCCGTACTCGACTTAATAAAAATGGCGTTTCAATTCTCACTGATGTTCTATATGCAAAGCTGATGCACTACGGTGGAACCATTAGAGCGAAGAATAAGCCTTATCTTGTTTTTAAAACTCCCACGGGCGGTTGGGTAAAGCGTAAATCAATCACGGTTCCTGCACGTCCAATTTTCGGTGTATCGGAAGATGATGCACAGAATATGCTGACTACGATGGAGAGCTATTTGGAGGATTTATTAAAAGATGCCAAGTAATTATTTTGCGCTTGAGTCAATCATTAAAGCGCATCTGCAAGACATTGAGTCTATTCAAGCTGTATACACGCCTTTTTCTGTTGATGACATGCTTGAGTCTACAGCGGTTGCACCATCAATTAGCGTTATTTATGTGGATGATCGAGTGCGTGAGTCGGCAGGCAATGGTTCAGCAAGTATTGTTTATCAGCAATGGCTTATCGTTTTGTGTGTTGAGGAAGCAGGTTCACAGCTTGAAGATACAACGCTGATCCGTAATGCAGCCAGTCCTATGATTCAAGAAATCTTAAAACGTATGCAAGGTTTTAACCCACAAACTGCAGGGTTTAAACAATTTAAGAGAGCAAATGCTGGTGTGCAGCACATGTCTGCAGCGGGCAAGTTATGGTTACCGTATTTGTTCGAGTTTCAATTAATTAATAGCTTTTGAGGTCCTTATGTCCAAGCGATATAAAGCATTAAAACCAGTTGGCCCGTGGTCAAAGGGCGACACAATCGGGGATTTGCCACAAGTGCAGATCGAAAAACTATTAAGCGATGGTTTGATTATTGAAGTCAAAACAGAACCAAAATTAACAAAAGAGGTAAAAGCCAATGGCTAAACAGTATATTTCGTTGCAAGGTAAATTGTACTTATCGCCGATTGTTGCAGGTGTTGCTGGGGCAGCTCGTCATGTGGGGAATGCGCCAGATTTCGAGATCGAGTTAGATGGCGATGTGATCGAACATCAAGAGTCTACAACGGGTCAACGCACTACTGATTTTATGATGACAAGAACTCGTAGCGTAAATTTTAAAGGTACTTTGGAAGAAGCAAGCAAGGAAAATATTGCTTATATTCTTAATGGTCAGGCAACCGCAATTGCAGGCGGAACAGTGACAGCCAAGAATCTTGGCACGGTTGCAGTAGGTCAAGAAGTTGATTTGGGTGGCTACAATGTGTCGAATGTAGTTATCAAAGATTCAACTGGAACGCCAGTTGTTGTTGATGCATCAAAATATAAAGTTGATGCACCTTTCGGTACAGTAACTCTAAGTGATGTAACTGGTTTAACCATGCCATTAACTGCTGACTTTACCGCAGGTGCTGCTTCGGTTACTACAATCAATGACCAAGATAGCAAAGAGTACGAGCTTACGTTCCGTGGTATCAACACAGTAGACAATAGCAAAGTCGAAGTGAAGTTGTGGCGTACTAAAAAAGATGCTTCGGCTACATTCCCATTGATTCATGAAAAACTTGGTTCTTATGAAATCAGCGGCATGGCATTATCTGATGCAGAGAAAGGTAGCGACTCAAGTCTTGGCTTGTTTGGTCGTGTTGTGCAGATTGCAGCACCAGTTTAAGCAATACTTACAGGCACAGGGGCGCATTAGCGTCCTTGCGAAGCTATAACCGCTTCTCATGTGCCTGTATTTCAGGATTTTTTCTATGAATGACTTTTTTCTTTTAAACAATGAATCATTACCGCATGTATTCATTGATCAGAATATTGAGATTAAGCAGATACAGATTAAGAATCTAAACCAGTTTGCTTACTTTGCTGATCCGATAAAGCAATTGGAAAGTTATTCAGTAGAAACAATCAAGCCAATTATTCTTACAAGCATTATTCAGATCATGGGCCTTTGTTCTTTAATCACTTCACTTGATCCAGAGACTTTCTCAAAACATATCGGGAATCAGGATGCTATTGCTGATCTGATTTTAAAAATCATTCAGGTGAATGAAGCATATTTTAAGGAAGAAAAACCGAAAAAACAGCAAAGAGAAAATCAAAAGAAATATTCTTGGTTTGATTCGTTTCAGCGTCTTATTTCAAACGGTCACAGGCAAGATGATATTTTAAATATGTCGTATGGTGCTTTTACTGGGTATCTAAAGGCGGCTCAAAGATGTGAGTCGCAAAGATTAAAAACGATTGCTATAGCAACCCGTGCTGCCAGTGCTAAAAATAATGATTTTGATAAGTTTGTAAGTGGGTTGGATCATTAACTATGGTTTTTTATTGCCACATTCAATCTATGAATATATATTTTAATCAAATATTTATAATTATGGATTGATGTGATGTCTATATTGGAAATTGTTATAGCATGTGGGGTGCTTTTAATTCTTGTTTTGCAATTAATTTTATTGCTTAGAAAGAATACTGGTGGAAACGCCTCAGAAATACTCACGCCAATCAATCAAGCGTTTGAGCGTATAGAAAGATTTACTGGGCATGAGCTAGGTCGAAATCGGGAAGAATCTAGCCAACAATCTCGACTAACGAGAGAGGAAATTGGTGGTGCAGTCAAAACTGAGTTGCAAGCCTATGCTCAAACCATGCAACAAAGTTTTAAATTTGTGTCGGATGAGCAGACAAAATATTTAAATTCGCTTGTAGACAGGGTTAATGCATTAAACCAAGCCCAAGCAACACAAGCCGAGCAACTCAGAGAAAAAATTGAGACCAAACTGTCTAATTTACAGAAAGATAACTCGGAACAATTGGAAAAAATGCGTGTCACTGTTGATGAAAAATTACAGGGTACGCTTGAAAAAAGGCTTTCAGAATCATTTCAATTAATTGGTGAGCGCCTTGATCAGGTGCATCGCGGACTTGGTGAAATGCAAGCTTTGGCAAGTGGTGTGGGCGACTTAAAGAAAGTTCTTACAAATGTCAAAACGCGTGGTACATGGGGCGAGGTTCAATTGGGGGTAATGCTTGAACAGGTTTTAACTGTTGATCAGTATGAAACCAATGTTTCCACCAAGGGAAATTCCGAACGAGTTGAGTATGCCGTAAAAATTCCAAGCAAGCATAGTGATGGAGAACATATATGGTTGCCAATTGATGCTAAATTTCCAATAGAGTTTTATACACGATTGGTTGATGCGCAAGAAAATGCAGATGCTGCTGGAGTGGATCAGGCGTTAAAAGACCTAGAAAAATCAATCAAGCAGTGTGCGAGCGATATATCTAAAAAGTATGTGAGTCCACCACTAACTACAGATTTTG